GCCCAGACCTCCAGTACAGACGCCACTTCTCCCCAAGGGCATCTGTCCTCAACAGCGGCCGCCGTGTTTAATCGCCACGGATTCAGCAAATCCTTCACCGAACATACCTTGATTATTGGCCTCGTAAATGTCCGCGCCGATTTAACATACCAAACCGGCCTTAATCGTATGTTCTCTAGGTCTACTAAAATAGACTTCTACTGGCCGTCTCTTGCACACCTGGGAGAGCAAGCCGTTTTGAACAAGGAGATATACGCACAAGCAACGGCGGCTGACGATGAAGTATTTGGCTATCAAGAAAGGTTCGCAGAATATCGTTATAAACCGAGTCAAATATCCGGTAAATTCCGTTCAAATGATGCCGTCTCTCTGGATGCTTGGCATCTATCGCAGGACTTCACGACTTTGCCAGTATTGGATGATTCCTTTATTCAAGATAATCCACCAATTGACAGAGTGATAGCAGTCCCCTCTGAACCACATTTCATATATGACTCTTTTGTTCAAATGAGATGTGTTCGTCCCATGCCCCTTTACTCACAACCAGGAATGATCGACCACTTCTAATGCTTGACATAGATATTTCAAGTCCCGGGTCCTGGCTAGGTGCTGCTAGTGGCTCTATGGGACTAGGTACCATTGGCGCCGCCTTCGGTATGTTAGGCGGCATGTACTCTAATGAATCCAGCAAAGCCATGACACGCGAACAGATGCGCTTTCAAGAGCGTATGAGCGGCACCGTACACCGGCGAGAAGTCGAAGATTTACGCCTAGCTGGGCTAAACCCTATGCTAAGCGCTAAAGGAGGCGCTAGTAGCCCAGGGGGAGCTTCCCCCAGCATACAAAACCCAACCGCCGGCATCCCTAACATGGTAACGTCGGCAATCGCAGCAAACCGAGCTAAAGAGGAGTTGGAAAACCTGAAACAAGATACGTACAAAAAACAAGCAGAATCCATAAGCGCGGATGAAAATGCCGCGTTTCTGCGAGAAAAGACTAAAAACGAAAAAGCAGCACGTGACGTTATCACCGCAAACGCTAAAGCCATTAATTACGACTTGGCAGGTAAGAAGAACGAAGCATCGCTTCAAGAGGCAGGCGGGGAATTACTAAAAACATTGCCCTATCTAGGGCAGGCCCAAAGTATGACTAGAGGCTCCGCTAAAGCGGTATCGCCGATATTCAAATACATTAAGAATAGAATGAATAAAAGAAAATATAAGGTGCTCAAGTGAAAACACAAATCAGAAAACCATTCGTACCAAGAACAAGGAAAGGTATATCCTTTCCAACTACCGGCAAAACAAAACAATCAGCACGTCAAGAGTGCGACATAAACTTTATTATCAATCGGTATAGTAAAACAGGCTATTTGCCAGGAAGAACAACAACCGCCATGGACTATGGCGAAGCAATAACAACGGATTTTCACGAAGCAATGAACGTTGTCGCCAAAGCTAATGAAAGCTTTGCATCCTTACCCGCAAACGTTCGAAAACGGTTTGGTCATGATCCATCAAATATGATGGAATTCATACAAGACCCAGAAAACAAAAACGAAGCTATAAAGCTAGGCTTAATCGATAAACCTATCGAAAAACCCGGCACCAAAGGCGGCGCACCAAAGGAGCCAATCCCCAAAAAGCAGAGCGAAACGGGGGAAAGCGACCCAGCGCCAGCCGAAAATTAGCCGGAAAAAACAAAGCATAAAAAACGACGAAAGTCAACAAAAATAAAAGGGGCTGAAAAGCCCCTTTTTCTGGTCTGAAAAAAATAACAAATGTCAAGACTTATTCACGCTTTATCCACATCTGGAAGCGCCCAACGCATGGAAGCTGTGGGTAAAGGGTGAATAAGTCAAACCGCTAAAGCGATAAAAAAGAATGTTTCACGTGAAACATTCAAGGCTGCATGGCCAGCCCTAGGACAGTCCTACTTGTTCCAACTGTCCTAAGTGACACCATTATCCTATGTGTCACGCAAAAACTGTGATAAGCTTATGCTTTATCACAACAAAACCCACCAGGAGAACATCATGAAAAAGCGCTTTAAGATGAACCGCCGTAAATCCAAGAAGAACTTTTCAAAAACTGCAAGACGTACCAACAAACGAAACATCGCCGGGCCACTCAAACGTGGGGGAACACGTCTGTAATGCCCTGTTACAAACCACTAAAAGGCTGGGCAGCTCGTGAGAGAGCTGCTACCGGCCGCAGGGGCATCGTATTTAATCTAAAGGATGGGCTGGTAGACCGTCCTATGGATGTCCCTTGCGGTCAGTGTATCGGCTGCCGCTTAGAGAGGTCTCGACAATGGGCCATTCGATGTGTTCACGAAGCTACCCTTCATCGTGATAACGTCTTTATTACCCTAACTTATAATGACGAAAATTTACCCGAAAGCGGCACCCTGGTTAAGAAGCATTTCCAGGACTTCATGAAACGGTTACGAAAACATATTCACCCTAAAAAAGTCAGGTATTACCATTGCGGAGAATATGGCGATGAAAATCATCGCCCCCATTATCACGCCTTGCTATTTGGTTATGACTTTATTGATAAAGTCAAATATTCAGATAACGGCGAAAATTCTTTATATATATCTGAAACCTTAAATAAAATATGGGGAAAGGGCTATTGCTATATAGGCTCTGTCACCTTTGAATCAGCTGCTTATGTAGCTAGGTATATTATGAAGAAAATCACAGGAGAAAACGCAGAAGACCATTATAGTTCCTTAGATTTGGAGACAGGAGAAATACACAAAATTATTCCTGAATATACGACTATGAGTAGAAAGCCAGGAATTGGGCAAGGATGGTATGAGAAATACAAAGACGACACCTACAAAGACGACACTATAGTTGTTCGAGGTCAACCGATGAGACCACCACATTATTACGATACACAATTAGAAAAGGAGGATAGAAACCAACATGACAACTTAAAACGAGTTAGAAAGTTAGAAGGTATTAAAAACAAACATAATTCGACAGGTAGGCGATTAATTGTTCGTGAAAAAGTCGCTACCTCTAAAGCAACACAACTTAAGAGAAAACTTTAATGATTAAAAAAGCATATTCAGTTTATGACAAAAAAGCGCTTATGTTTACTGCACCGTTCTATATGGTTACGGAAGCACAAGCAGTACGGGCTTTTTCCAATATGGTAAATAGCTCAGGTAATGATATACATTCAAACCCTGAAGATTTCACGCTAATGCACGTTGGCGATTTCGATGATACTACAGGTCAATTCGAAACTGACTTAACACACCCAAATCAAGTATCTGTTGGAATCGAGTTAGTTAAAAGAGAGGAGTTAAATAAATGAAATCAGTAATGAAGAAAGATTTTTCGAATGTTCCTTCTGTCAATATCCCCCGGTCGGGATTCGATCGCTCACATGGGAACAAAACAACCTTTGATGGCGGATACTTGGTCCCCGTTCTTGTCGATGAGGCATTACCAGGAGACACCTTCAACGTCAACACGGCAGGATTTGCCCGTATGGCAACCCCTATCTATCCAGTTATGGATAATCTCTATATGGATACCTTCTTTTTCGCCGTGCCTTATAGGCTGGTCTTTGATAACTGGGAAAAAATGAATGGAGCCCAGGATAACCCTGGAGACTCAACCGACTTTACAATTCCCACCATGACCAGCCCAGCTGGCGGCTATCCAAACGAATCACTTTCTGATTACATGGGCATACCAACTCAAATAGCAGGTTTGGAACATTCAGCATTATGGCATCGAGCCTACAATCTAATATGGAACGAGTGGTTCCGTGATGAAAATCTCCAGGATTCAGTTGTCGTAGATAAAGGCGACACTGCATCAAATCCCGCTGATTACACACTACTCAAACGAGGTAAACGGCATGATTATTTTACCTCCTGTTTGCCTTGGCCTCAAAAAGGAGAAGAGGCATTATTACCACTCGGCACGTCCGCACCCATTACCGGGCTTGGTTTCGATAATACATCTCTTGTTGCAACAGCAGCTACGCTTGCTTACACCGACGGCGTAACCGAAGCAATCACACATGGATTAACAGCAAATCGAACTACTCAACCATTTATCGTAGCCAAACAGGATTCGACCACTGGAGACCCAAGCCTATATGCAGATCTTACAAATGCTACTGCAAGCACTATCAATCAATTACGAGAGGCATTTCAAGTCCAAAAAATGCTTGAAAAAGATGCTCGCGGGGGTACTCGATACACTGAAGTTGTTCGCACTCATTTTGGCGTTGTATCTCCTGATGCTAGATTACAGCGTCCCGAATATCTCGGGGGAGGTTCCACACCAATCAATTTTACCCCAGTTGCCCAGACCTCCAGTACAGACGCCACTTCTCCCCAAGGGCATCTGTCCTCAACAGCGGCCGCCGTGTTTAATCGCCACGGATTCAGCAAATCCTTCACC